AGTAGCTTGGTTAACAGTTTCCGATGATGCCATGAATGAAAAGCCACTCCGTCTATTTTTGAGGTAGCACATTCCGTAACATCTTGTATCTGCTTTGCAAGCTTCCCAGAATATATAGAATAATCTATTTGCTTCTCTAAAATCTGGTTTCCCAACATCAATCTTGGTCCACTGCAAGTACATATAATGAGCCCCAGTAATATAAGTAGCTTTGCCTTTGTTATAAAACCAATAGCCTTCTTCACGCTTGGTAAATTCTTTATCAATGTAAACATGCCATTTATTTTTAAAATCTGCAGGTAAATTTTTCCAATCAAATATACTTTTTAATTTTTGAAGCTCTTTTGGATAATCTTCAACAACCCATTTATCGTACTTTTTACAAACGCTTTCGGGTTTAGGTAAAGCAATACGTAAATTTTGTATTTCATATATTTCACCAATTTTACCAGTTTTTGATATAACAACAATATCGTGCTCTTTATTATATCCATATTTCCACTTTTTAGATTTATTTAATCTTTTAATTGTATTTATTTTTACAGGCTCTATAACCTTATATAAATCTTGATTGTACATTATTTAGATCTTCTTTCAGCAAAACCTTTAAAAGCTTCTTCTTTTTTTAAAGTTTTATTTTCTAATAATGCTTCTTCTGCTTCAATACGACTTAATATTTCAAAGGCATCAAAGATAGCAAGTTTTTTTGTTGCTGCTGCATTTTTAAGTCTATCAGCTGCAACGTCTTCTTCTGAATCAACAATAGGTTCTTTTGCAACTTTAATTAATTCATCAACTGCTTTATGCCCAGCTTGGATTATACTCTTTTTCGTTTCCTTTACGTTCATACTTAATAGATATTGAATCAGTTGGTACTCTATATAGTCTTTCGCCATCTACAATAAACTCGTATTCACTGCTAGGCGTAAAACCAACTAAATCCTCTTTATGTATATTTTTAAGAGTCTTATCAACATGCTTTATAATACCTCTTAATGGTATTTCTTTTTCATTTAATAATACATTATTAGATACAATTGGTTTAACAAAACAATAGCCTTCGGGCGCTATCCATTTATTATTTTGTTTATATAAAAATATTTGATCTAGCCTTATAAAATATTTATCTTCTTTATAATATGATCTACTGTTTTTTTCTATACCTCTAATATTATACCATCTTCTAAAAACATTATGATGTACTATAACTTCATCGCCTATTTTTATATTTGTATTTATAGCTTTAGGTAACCCTAATACAATACCGTTTCTGCTAACATAACGGTGATCTGATATTTCAGAATTTAATAATAGCTCTGAATCACCTATTTGTTTTGTATTTGTATATCTTTTGTGTTTGGGTTTAATTATAAAATCGTATATGCTTTGCATTAATATTCTAAATTATATTCTACAGCTATAGCCATATTTTTATTAAAATCTTTCCATGGTAAAACATTTCCATCTTTTTTTATAAATATAGAAAATTTATTTTCGCTTTCAACTATATCGCATATTATATGGTTTCCATAAACTTCTTGTCCTACGGAATAGTGCATTGCATCATTTTTATAATCTCGACCTATACTAATTTTTCTTACGAGTGACATGTCATTCAATTATATTACTTTCTAATTTTCCAGTTTGTAAATCAATTTTTACATCACCGTATTTTTCTTTTAATTCATTTTGGAACATAGACAAATCACCTTGCACTTTACTAAGTATATGTAACACACCATGCTTTTGAATTTCAAGTTGTCCTAATTGATTAGTTCCGTTATTTATTTGTTTAACAAAATTTTGAATTTGTTCTAATTCTGATTTAGTTACTTTTTTTGCCATAATATTTAATTTAATTATTTTTTTCTTGGGCCTGCATCTACAAACCATCCTTTATATTGTTCTCTTTTATGACATATATAATCTATATATTTATCAACTTTAAATTTCCAATCTTTATCTATTTCAGGATTAATAATACCTGATTTATAATTAGAAAATGTTTTATTAACATATTCTTTAGCGTTTGATTGGTTTGCTAATAAATGATTATTTATGCAATAAAATGAACCTCTTTGTATATTATTCCAAACATCTATAGGTTGTGTATCTTTATTCATAACAACACTATATACGGCGCTTTCACTAATATGTGTAGTATATACACCTTTAGCTTTTTGTAAATAATAATACATATTTATATTTCTTGGTAATATATTTTCTTCACCAAAAAAATCTTTTAACTCACCTATAATTTGATGTGTTGTTATAGGATGGGGTTTGAAATAAACATTATTACCATGCTTAGTACGTATGTGTTTTAATCTATTTAAACATACGTTTTCTCTAACCTTATTAGAACCTGGCAAAACTACTAAATAATCTTTAGGTTCGTATTTTTCAAAGGCTTTTTCATCTCTTTCGCTATACTTGTTAGCTGAGTTATTTACAATTCTATTTATAAACCATGAAGCATAATCAATAATAGGCTCGCTGCTTGGCTTAGCCGCATCAATCATTTGCTCATTTCTTATTTTATAGTTTAACGGTTGTAAATAAAAACAACCCGCATATTCTGTATATGCTAGAGTTTTAAAGTAAGGCATTTCTTCTGCCATTACATCGTAGCTAGATTCAAGACCTCTTTCGCTAGCTTTTCTAATTACATAACCTTCAACTTGTTCAAGGTCATATAATTTTTTATCTTTCTTCAAAGGACCTATTCTACTGTCTAGTTCCTTTTTATTAAACATTTCCATAAAATTAAATTTAAATTTCTATAATATATTTATTACATACTTTTTAATAATACTAAGGGGCTGTAGTCGTATTCCTAGGATGGTTTACTCTAGTGCCCGGCTGATTAGCTGTTGTAGACGGAACATACCATGTCGTTATAGTATTAAACGTCGTAGTAAAGCTAGTTGTAAAAGTTGTTATTGTATTATATGCTGTTGTAGTGCTTTTACTTGTAGCAAAAGTGGTTAATGTACTAGTACTAGTGTTATATGTAGTCGTAGTAGATTTAGTAGTATTAAAAGTTGTTACAGTTGACGTACTTGTGTTAAACGTTGTCGTAGTACTTCTATTAGTTTCAAAAGTCGTTGTTGTAGATCTAGTTGTATTATATTGTGTTGTTGTAGACTTAGAAGTACTAAATGTAGTTACTGTTGATGTACTTGTGTTAAAAGTTGTTGTTGTTGTTGTACTTGTATTAAACGTTGTAACCGTACTAGTTGTTGTATTAAATGTTGTTGTTTTAGAAGTTTCATAAGTAGTTACTGTACTTTTACTAGTGTTATAAGTTGTAGTAGTATTTCTGTTGGTACTAAATGTTGTTGTCGTACTTCTAGTTGTATTATATTCCGTTACGGTTGATGTTGTTGTATTAAACGTTGTAACTGTACTTGTACTAGTATTAAATGTTGTAGTAGTACTTGTACTTGTATTAAAAGTTGTCGTAGTTGATGTTGACGTATTAAATACAGTTGTTGTATTAGTACTTGTATTATAAACAGTACTAGTTGATCTTGATGTTTCAAACGTAGTTGTATATTCTGTATTTGTGCTTTTTGTAGTTTCAAACGTTGTTGTGGTACTTCGGCTAGTCGTATACGTAGTTACAGTAGATTTAGTTGTAGCAGTACTTGTATTAAATACCGTAATTGTATTTGTTGACGTATTAAACGTTGTAATAGTATTTGTACTAGTGTTAAATGTTGTAGTTGTATTTGTAGTAGTATTATACGTTGTTGTTGTACTTCTATTTGTAGACTGAGGTATTTGAGTACTTGTATTATATACAGTTGTTGTACTTGTATTAAATGTTGTTACAGTCGCAGTCGTTGTATTAAATGCCGTTATAGTTGACTTAGAAGTTATGGTACTAGTATTAAATGTTGTTGTATATACTGTGGTTGTACTTTTATCAGTTTCTTGTAATTGCGTACTTCTTGTTGTATTATATACTGTAGTTGTGCTTTTATTAGTTGAAAAAGTAGTTGTATATGCGGTTGTTGTGGTTGTACTAGTATTAAATACAGTATTTGTACTTCTTGTTGTAGCAAAAGTAGTTGTAGTATTTTTACTTGTACTAAATGTTGTTGTAAAAGAAGTTGTTGTACTTCTATCTGTACTAAAAGTAGTAGTAGTATTTTTATTAGTTTCAACAGTAGTAGTTCTGCTGGTTAATGTACTTGTGCTAGTATTATAAGCTGTTGTTGTTGAATACGTTGTTGTGGTATTTCTTGTTTCAAGAGTATTTCTAGATGTTGCAAAAGTTGTATTAGTACTTCTTGTAGTTGCAAACGTTGTAGTTGTATTTTTATTTGTTTCTACAGTGGTTGTTCTACTGGTTGCGGTTGTTGTACTTGTGTTGTAAGCCGTTGTAGTAGAATATACTGTAGTTGTACTTCTTGATTCTGTTGTATTTCTCGATGTAGCAAAAGTTGTCGTTGTAGTCCTCGAAGTTGCGAATGTGGTTGTATAAGCTGTTGTTGTTGTTGTTGAAGTATTAAATACTGTATTAGTTGTATATACTGTAGTGGTCGATCTTTGCTCTTCTGTGTTTCTGCTGGTTGCAAAAGTTGTGGTGGTACTTTTACTAGTTGTAGTCGATGTATTAAATACCGTAGTTGTTGCGGTACTTGTATTGAATACTGTATTTGTAGTATAAGTTGTAGTAGTTGATCTGCTTTCAATAGTATTTCTATTTGTTGAAAACGTCGTAGTAGTTGATCTACTTGTTGATACTGTTGTTACTCTACTTGTTGAAGTAACTGTTGATGTATTAAATACAGTACTTGTGGTATAAGTAGTTGTTGTAGTCCTAGACTCAGTTGTGCTTCTTGATGTTGAAAAGAAAGATGTATATGTTGTAGCTGTACTTGTATTAAAAGCCGTACTCGTTGATCTTGAGGTTGCTGTATTCCTGCTTTCACCCGTTCCTCTTGCAGTATTAAAAGTTGTAGTTGTATTTCTACTTGTACCTGTTGCCCTGCTCTCTCCGGTTCCTCTTGAAGTATTAAATGTGGTTGTGGTATTATACGCGGTTACTGTGTTAAATGATGTTG